TTCCTGGGTCTGCGCTACCATAGCCTTGAAAAAACCCGATTCGTTCAGTTCCTTCCCAATCGCTTCGGAAATCCCTGCAAGATCACCGCCACCAATGATATGTGCTTCGATCTCGTTTCCGGCAGTCACTACATCGCCAATGCACAGTGCGAAGTAAGCACGAATCATGGAAAGTGCTTTTCTGTCCATGTCCTCAATCGAAAATCCCATATCTTCCAGTTCGCAAATCATATTGAACGTAAACGGTTTTGCTTCGTATTCTTTTCCATTGATTTCAAAAGTATTTTTCATAATGCATTACCTTCCTTATCCCATGTTTAAATAAAAAGGAAGGGCGGGTTTCCCCGCCCTTTTTAAAGCTGTTTGTTTCTGCTTACGCAGCTGCCGGAACCTTCGGTGCATCCATTCCAACATATTCCTCAACCGTCAGATTCATCTCTACGGTCAGAAGGTCATTCTGTCCGATTTCCGGGAGCGGAATCTGTGCCGGGGGAGCTGCCACGATAAAGAATGCTTTATCCAGATTCGGATGATATACCTCAAAGAACATACGGGTATTCTCGCCTCTGCCCTTGTAGGCATCGATGCAATCTTGCCACTCTTTGCGAGTCTCGGAAGTAAGATTGACCGTAATCGGGAAAGTACCGCCAGTATCATAGCGTCCTTCAATATATCTGGTCAGAGTATCTTCCAGCGCAGACGCATCAATCTGCTCTGCTTCTAAGTTCAGACCGCCAATAGCATTAATACGATTTAAAAGCGTATATGAATTCGGTTTTGTCTCCGTGTTACTCGCATATGTAGAAAGACCATAGCCGACTTTCACGCCAATTGTTGATAAACCTGCTACCATTATCTTTTCTCCTTTATTTTTGTGCAATGTTTACTGGTTATGTCAAACTGTCATCACCGCCAATTGTCCGTCTGCCACGAATCACGCCACGAAAGACATTTCCTTCCGTAGTGTAAACAGGCATTCCAACAATGCTAAAGTGCAACAGTTTTAATTGATTCATTACTTCCATGGTTACATTTCTGCAATCATTCATGGTTGTGTTAGCTGTTACGTCCACTTGTAAAGTGTATAGAATGGCATTGATTGACTCGTTCACTAGGTCTGAGCCAGTTTCAACGCCTTGCAACGGATGAATATAGATGGTTGGGAATACAGGGTCTGCATCGATACTGTCAGATGAAGTGCAGAATAATTTCGGAAAAACCGAACCTAACTTCTTTGTCAGTCTGGTTTTCATGATTGTGAAAATCTTATCGTCCAAGCTGAGATACCAATTGTCGTTAGCCATTACCGAACACCTCTTTCGCAATCTCAATCATTCTTGACTTCATTTCCATCCATGCAGTGTACATTGGGAAAGTAGCCTGTGTGCCATATGACCTGTGCTTTACGCCAGTTTCGTCAACGTAGTACCAGTACTGATTCTTCCCTTGCCCTTTCCCATACGAACCGATTGTGTAGCCCAGTTCTTCGCCCTTCGGATGAGGACTTGAGCCAGCTGCGCCATTGTAATGAACGCCAGCACCAAACTCAATGAATAGCAAATCTTGCCCTTCGGCAATCAGTGTTGCTCTTGAATAACTTTGGAAATTCTGTAGCTTGATATAGGTGTAATGTGTCTTATCACTGTCACCATGTGCGGATGCAATCTGTTCATCCACAACTGGGATTCCTATCTCAGCCAATCGTTTCACAAACAAGTCATTCTTTTTCATCAGACTGTCGGCATACTTCTCCAGTTCGTTAATAGCTTCTCTGAGACTTTTTGTATTTAAGGTACACTGAATGTTCTTTCCCATCAGTTCGTCACCTTCTTGAGTAGATATCTGGTAATTCCAAGAGACGGAATGACTTTAGACACATGATAATCTGCTGACGATACATCGACTGTACCTGCGAGTTCCACCATTCCATCGTTTTCATTGCCAGTAATATCCACCAATGTGCCATCCTTGTACCTCGGTTCGCTCTCATACCAAATCAAAGACGTTTCCTTAATCGGGATACTTCCTTTTGGCATGATCAACACTGCATCATAGTCGGCACTGTCTACACCGTACTCTCGCAGTTCCGTTTCGCCACCAGAAAAAGCTATATTCCCATCGAAACACACGATATAACTTGTGGCTTCTTCCGCACTGGATTCTTCGCCCTGTCCGATATCGTATGTTCCCGTTTCAACAGGAATCAGTTCACCATCAATCTCGATATACTCAATCTCCCCAGTTTCCGATTCCTGGTTCACAGGTGTTTTTGTATTGTTTTGAAGCAAATACTTCAATCTTTGTTTATCTTTTTGCGATAAACGCTCGATACGCATATTCATCACCACACTTTAAAAAAATCCGTCAATCCCACCACTTGTTAAGACGGATAACCCAACGATGCTCAGGCGCATGGGATTACGTCCGAACAACATGTACGACCATCAAAAGTGTGCGAAAGGCGTAACATCAAACAAGGAATCTCGACTTTTAAAACCCCTTGTAACCCCATTCTCTGAATGATTGGTTTGGAAATCCTTGCCAATCATGTTGTAATCGTAAAGCGTCACATCACGAATGACTGCATAGAATTGTTGCATGTCATTCTCGATCATCTCTTCCGTATAGCTGGACGGATAATGTCTTGCGATTTTCACTTCACGGTATGCGTTTCTGGCTCTTGCCGTAAGCACACTCTCGGAATATCCAACATCGCCACTCAGCTCAATTGCCAAGTCCTCGACAATGCTTGCAATCAATTCTTCCATGTCTACTGCTCCTTTTTGGGTCTGCCAGCTTTCCTTACTGGCTCTTCCTTCTTAGGTGTAGCCTTCTCGTCTACGATTTTCCAACCGCTATTGAGAAAGGCTGCCAGTTGATTATCATCCCGACAGCCCATGACTACACCATCTTTCGTTACATTCGTAGCCATATCTCAACACCTCGCTGATTATTTTTCTTTGTGAACAACAATCGCATCAGCTTTCTGGCTAAGAATGAAGCAGTCATAGTAGAAACGTGCTTCTACCAGTGTGCCAGACAGTCCCGGTGGGTCTACATGAATCTTGTACTCTGCAATCTTAACAGGTGACGGAGCAACTGCCGGATTCGTGATAATGTAGTCAACATCGGTCGGCATATAAGTTGTCGGCACTTTGATAACCGGCACACCATCAATCTCACCAACCTGTCCATTCAGAAGCATTCTCTGAGCCAGATCAGATGCCTGGATGAAGTTGCTGTCTAATTTAATTTTGTTGTAGAATGCCGGAGTAATCAGAGCGACTCTACCGCCCTGTGGAGCATAATCCTCGTCCAGAATTTCCTGTCCACCAAGGAATTCCTCGTAAGCACCATTGCCAGCCGTAGCTGTGATAATGTGAGACTGACCGGAATGAGAACCAGTCGCAGGTGCGCCACCTGCGATAGCTGAAATTCTGTACTTGTCAAGAGCCGGAATAACCACATTGTCAATGTTTTCAGCCAGTGTAGCAGCTGCTTCCATCGTACCCATAGTGTTTTCCTGCGTCTTTTTGTCAATGATGTAAGTAAATGCCTTATCCTGCGTCAGAACCATGTCCTGTACATCGTTCTGCAGATCAGACGGAGTGCCGTATCTTGCCATGCCACCGCTCATGTTGTAATTACCAAGAGTAGCAAGATCACGATGGAAAACGTGTACGGTTGATACTCCAACCCAATCAAAGTTGTTGTTTATAACACCAGATGTAAGAGAGCCAAGTTTAAAACGCTCGTCTACTACACTGGCATACTTCTCTGCATAGTTAAGTCCTAAAGCCATATCCTTATTCTCCTTTGCTAAAATTAAAATCTAGTCTTTACAGACTTGAATCCCTTGATAAACGGATCTTCTTCATCGTTCGAAGAACCAGCATTGATTTCTGGTCTGGATTTGATGAATTCAGCTTCGAAATCTTTCTGTTTTCTGGTTTCAACTTCTGCCAGAATCTTCATCTTGGTATCCATTTCATTGTCGGTTTCTGCGACAGCCATTCTCGATGCTTCATCCGCAGTGAATCCCATTCCTAAGTAGGACTTTTCCAACTTGAGAATGTTTAACTCTCTTCGCATAGCTTCGTTCTCTTCCTGTCGCTTCGCTTCTACTTCTGCTTTCTCCGCATCGGCAATTTCCTGTACGGACTGCGTTGCGCGGAATTTCTTCTTCCAATCCGCAGCTTCGCTCGATGCTTTGTCTGCTTTACGCTTCAGTTTGGCAATCTCGACCATCAAATCCTGTACAGACGGTTGCTCTTTTTCTTCAACCTGTTCTGTTTTCACTTCAGTTTCTTTGGTCTCTTCAATGGTTTCCTCGTTTCTGATTTCTTCTGCCATAGTTAATACCTCTTTCTGCCGTTTACCGTCCGACCGACCATTGCTTTGTTTAACGACTTTTCTCTAGTCATCTACCGCTCGTTTACGTCTTTCTCTGACGGTTTTTTAACGTGCTTTTCTGCACAAAAAAGAACGCTCCGAAAAGCGTTCTCTTAAGGCAAATATTTGATTTGACATCTGCATCGCACCAGTTCTTCTGGATGCTCCGGCAATGTCGTATAAGGACTGATTACGTCCTTTGGGTATAGGCATTGTGCTTCGCCTACTTGGAAATACTCATCAATCGGCAAAATCATGTCATTCATCTGATTGTGCGTTTCCCGTTCGTATTTGTCCTTCATGCCAATCCATTGTTTTCTCCGCATGCCACGTTGTCTGGCTTCTTGGAATTCAGTACCATTCATGATGGTATTTGCTTCTTCCTCTGAGATAAAAGTCACACGATCTTCAGAAAAATACCAATCATCGTCTGGATGCCGTTTCGTTGAATCCGTGATTTCTGTTGTCAGCATTTCCAAATAATCAACAGATGCGATGTTTAGAGCAATCAGATTGTTCAGTAATTCCTGTCTGGCTTCTTCGTAAAGCACTACGCCTGTTGTCACGCCAATCAGTAAAAGTAAAAGCCAGTTTCGGATAGGTTCTTCAAGTAGTCCGGCAATTACCATCCTGTTCTCAATCTGTTCTTCCGTCAGATACATATCACCGAAGTAGGTTTCATACGGTTCTGACCGCTTGCGTTCTTCTGGAATATGAATCAATCCAATCGTATTCAGTTTGTCAAAATTCTGTATTGCCATGACAAACACCTACTTCTCGTTGTTATCTCTACGGTCTTTTTCTGGATTTTCCTCAGACGGTTCTTGTTTGGAATTGCCGTCAAGCGTTGGACTGTTCTGTACTTGATTCGAATAATCCGTGCCAGAAACATTCTTAACCTCAGACTGTTGCTTATCGTAAATACTGGATAAATATCGCTTCATGTACGGCTCAGAATCTGCGATAACCTGATTCGGGTCATCAAACAGATTGATTGCCTTAATCATGCTTGCCGGATCGATTCCATGCGATACGCCCGTAGCAAATGCGGTTATTTTTACCGTCAGTTCGTAATTCTTCTGACGTTTGATATTAGGCTGAACATCTGTATATCTCAGCTTCAGCAGCGGACTGTTCGACGGTACATACGGACTCTTCTTGATGATTGCCAGCATCAGTCTTGCTTCTCGCATCTTCGCAGACTCGATGTAGTTCTGTTGTTTCTGTGCAAGCATTTCTGCC